GATGAACCTGTTGCCGAACAAGAGTCCGCACCCGTTATCGAGTCCGTGGCACCGCTCTTCTAATCAACAACAAGGCAAAGGGAATTCTTGTTCTTGGATAAAAGCGTTTTGTAAGGGATTCGGATTACTTCTTACTTACGAAATTATAGAAGAACTTATTGAAGAAGCAATAGCCTACACAATAACAACCATTATTGCGAAAGCGGTATCATTTTTATTAGTGGTAGTGCTGACGCAAACAGTCAAAGTGACGGCAAAGGGATTAGCAAAAGGAATCACAATAGCACTTAAACCTGCAGTTAAAGAACTTACCTATAGAGAAGGTAACGACAAAATAACTAAAATAATGAGGTTTATAAATATGTGTAAGGAAAAAATCAAGGAAAACAAATTCTTGAACTTTTTGAAGAGAAACCCGAAATCGATTTTGGGTATTATCTCTGGTTTCATTGCTTCTCTTGCAACTGGCGCAGGCACCACATGCGGTCTTATCGTCGGAAAAGTCGAACTTCCGCTTTGGGCGAACATTTGCTTCGGTGTCCTTGTGTGGGTTGTGTTGTTTATTTTCAATGTAATCGGCGTCAAGAATGCAGGCTTTGAAGGTGTCGCGAAATATCAAGTAAGAAAGCTCGCTGAGAAGCTTGGTTTTGGCAAAGCAGCAGAAGAACTTGAGAAAGTCGAACAAGCAATCGAAGCCGAGGACAAAGAAAAAGCAGAACAAGAAAAACTGGCTCTCGAACAGGCAAAAGCGAAATATCAAGAAGCTTGGAGAATTGACATCACAAGTAAAAAAATCGATATACACGTTTCTCTTGAAGATTATATCGCTCAAAAACAAGCCGAAGAAAAGGAAGCGGCAGAGAAAGCGAAACAAGAGAAAATCGATGCCGAAGCCGAACAAGAAAAGCTCGCAATTGAAAATGCGTTTTTGGCGGCAGTTTCAAACGGATATGCAGGCTCGTTTGATACTTGGAAAGCAGAGCAAGAAGCAGCAACTAAATAAGATACCAAACCTATCTCCCCTAATGATGAAATCTTGAAGATGGATTTGTTAGGGGATTTTCATAACTAAGAGGGAAAATGAACAAAAAAGTTTTGCACACAATGATAATACTTTGCTGGGTTTTTTTAGGGATATATGCCTTATTGAAACTCATTCCGCAGATGGCAAGCAAGTTCGTTATTGTAGTCAACAACGAACGCATAGTCGAAGCAGGCAAGTTTATTGACGAACGCGTTTGGTTGCAACAAATCATATATGGGCTGACAACATTGCTTACATATCATTCCTATTTATGTGCTTGTTGTCATAAATGGTTCTTGTCTTGGAAACAATATATTGTTCTTGCAGTTGTCATTGCTGCCACGAACACATTGAAATATTATGTTCCTGGAATCGCTGTTCAGGTAAATGTGTTGATAATGGTAATTTATCCGTTCTTATTAAAAAGTGATTATAGAACATTTATAATTATATTCATAATACATTCTGTCGGGCAGTTATTGATTAGTTTTATTCGAGGGGCAGAAATGTCGCTTGCAGATTGCAATACATTGACATGCCTTATATGCTGTTTAGATATGTATGTATGGCTATTGCTATACTACTTATATTCAAATTTATATAAAGGAGAAAAATTTATGGGTAACGTTGCGCCCCCGTTTTGGGACAAAATGAAAAAAGAAATCAACGCAGAAATTGCGTATCTCGACAAAAAGATTGCCGAGTGCAAAGACACAGAACAACGCAAAAAATATGAGGCTAAAAGGGCTGAATATGAAGAAATGCGCATTAAAAATTCAAGCAAGAAGTAAAATCGTAGTGAAGCACGCCCTGCATTGGTTGTCAGTGCAGGGCAAACTTTACCTGCGAGCGATGCCGCAATTTGTGATTGTGGCGGTTTTGCTGTTTCCTGTTGCCTATTTCACAGAAAAATACATTGAAGCTTGCTTCCAAATAATCGCCTTATTTTCACTTCGGTATAAATTCCCTAAAACATATCATTCGGAAACGACCATGAGATGTACGTTTTTGACTTTAAGCATAGGCTATCTTGCAATTCCGAGAGTATTGCCGACAAATGTTGCATTGTTTAGCGCGGTATTTGTCAGCTTTGTTATCGCATTTCTCTCGTGGTTAGCACAAGAATTTATCGACCGAAAGGAGCGTATAACCGAACTTGAAGCCGCGCCCGTTCCCGAACCATTATCGTTCATGACTTGTTCGCGAGAAGAATTTGATATATTGTGTATAAATAATGGAATCAAGCCGAATCGTATAGAATACGTATGGGATTTGCTTCGAGGGAAAATATCGACATCTGAAATGATGGACAAATATTGCGTAGCCGAAAAGACTATTAGCCAAGACCGTTGGAGATACAAGAAAAAATTTTCTAACCCCATTGACAGTGAAGAATTAAAATGATATTATACAGGTGTCGAAAGCGCAATACGAGGACTTCATTTTTATCCTGCCACAACACCTCGTTCGGCTGAAAAAAAATTGCGCATATTAACGGCAACTCGTGTCTTGTAGTGCGAATTGTAGGGGCAGTGCCTACGTTGCCGACCACTAAGGGGCATAGAAAAGTTTCGACTGCGCTTAAACCCGAAGCGGACTGCGCAGGACCTGGGAGCATTACCCAGATGTTCCACCAATCCCAACAGCATGAAGGGCATTCGTAGAGGTTCGACTCCTCCTGTTGGGCAGAAGGTCCGCGATAGCCTTCTGAATTATCGCATAGACTTTCCACATCTGTCTTAAAACAATGTGGCACTTCGCAACCCTCCTAAGTGTTTGAGTTAGGTGAAGTGGAACGAACCGCGAGGCACGCTATATGCCAGTGTCTTCAAGATAAACCCGACACGATATGTGCCTGGTTTTTCTTTTTATAGATATTTTGTAGAACATTTTATCTGTTTTGTAGATTTGCCGTAGGTGTACATACGGCATTTTTTCTTTTATGCTCAAATTGAAAAAAACGATAAGGCGGTGTGCTTTATGGATATTTTTGAAGAATTAGGTTTAATCCAAGTTGAGCCGAGTTCAATATATATCGTGCTTGATGACGATGAACATATATTTTTAATTTTGGAGGAAAATGAAAATGGTTAATTATCCTAACTATTTTGCAGGCAACACAATGCCGACAGCGACTCAGCCGTATGGTTATCCGTTTAACATTGCGCAACAGCCTTCGGTACAGCCGCAAGCCATTAACACAAACAAAACTTATGTAAGCGGCATTGAAGATGTGAGGCTTCGACCGCTTCCGCCCAACAGTGAATTCATATTCCTGGACAATGAAAAATCTATTTTATATCAAAAGAAGGTTGATTCGAATGGGCAGTTTGAAGTTAAGGCTTATGAGATAACCGAATACAACGCTGATACGACGCCGATAGCGCAACCGCAAGTGGATTTGTCGGGATATGTGCCAAGAACCGAATTTGAGGCACTACAACGCGAAATTAAGGCTTTGAGCGACAAAATATCAAATATAAGGAGCGTAGCACAAAATGGACCAACAACAACAGCAGCAGCAGCAACTGGAACAGCCCAAGCAAAGCCCGCAACAAACAGCATATAAGCGAGTTGTTGCCGAAAACAAACGCCTGAAAGAACGCGTTGAAGAACTCGAACGCGAACTCGAAATACTTAAAACTTTTGTCGGGATAGGAGATAAAAAATGAACATTCTCGGTAACGGTGGTGGCGGCGGCGGATTGCCCCCACAATTAATGCAAAGTATACAACAAGTAAAAGGGATTATGGGTATGGCAAGAGGCAATCCGATGTCTATGTTGCAAAATGACCCAAGATTCGCTCAAGTTATGCAAATGTGTAAAGGACAGAATCCGCAATCGGTCTTGGAAAACATGTGCAGACAGCAAGGTATCAATCCGCAAGATTTGATAAACGCGCTGAAACAATGATACAACTCGGCAATGACGTCTAAGCCTTGTGTATAAATAAAAATAAAAAGGAGAAACAACAATGGAAGGTAGTGGTATTCAACCTGTCATGAGCATGAACCCTGGCTATGGCTATGGTAACGATGGAATCTTTGGCGACGGAGCTTTCGCAATCTTTGCCATACTCGCTCTTATGTGGGGCGGTGGCGGCTTCTGGGGCAACCGCGGCGTAGACGGCAGATGTGCAACAGTCGAGGATTTGAACAACAGTGCAAATTTCACAAGACTCGAAAGCCAAGTTATGAACAACGGCAATCGTATCGAATACAAGGCGGATGCGGTTCAGAACGGACTTTGCACGCTCGGTTATGAAATGGCACAACAATTTGGCTCAGCCTATTCTCGTATCGACCAATCCACCGCGCTCATCAACGCAAACGTCACGGCGCAAGCTCAGAAGATTCTCGATAAACTCTCTGAGGATAAGATTTGCGCACTGCAAGGGAAAATCAGTCAGCTCGAATTACAACAAGCATTGTCTGGCGTAGTTCGCTATCCACAAGCGATTACATACAACGCGGGTGCATCCCCGTTCTGTAACAGTTGCGGTTGTGGTTGCGGATACGGTTACGGCACAATCTGATTTGGGTCTAAAACCGAATTAAGGCTCTGTTAGCCGATTGTATAAGAGGGGCAGGGCAAAACCTGCCTCTCTTTTAAAAAAATAAAAAAAAGGAGATTCAAATATGTCTTGTAATTCATTGATTGATGTTGCAACAACGACTTCGACATCGGTATTGGCGAACGCGGCGATTCCGTTCAGTACGATTGTGCGCAGACGCGGCAGAGAGATAGGTCAATCGGGTACAGCGGTTGCCATAAGCGATTGCGGCTCCAACTTCTATCTCGTGAACGTCACGGTCACGTTCACGGCACCTGTGGCGGGTACTGTTACGGTCGCGCTCCAGCAAAACGGAGCGGCAGTCGTTGGCGGTACTGCGAGCACAACGATTACTACGGCAACGACAGAAGTTCGTAGTTTGTCGTTCTCGGCGATTGTCAGAACATACAATAGCCAAAACATTATTGACACACTCTCGCTCTTGAACAGTGGCGTTGCGATTACAGTGTCGAACGCAGATATGACTGTAGTAAAACTCTAATTTGATTGACGGTCTCCAGTATGGATAATTGGAATTTAGATTTTTTAGATATCTTGACCATACTGTCGTTCATAATCGGGTTAGAGAACCTGAATTTGAATCAACAGCAAGTGAGCAGTATCATGGACGAACTCCGAAAGAACCAAAATGCTATGCTGGAGACCATTATCAGACAGAACGAGGAGATAATCAGACTCCTAAGGGAACAAGAAAAATGATGCTGAAAAGTGATATCAGGCACATAATCGAACACGGTAAGCCCGAAGACATGTACAAACTCGAAGAATTGTTTAACGACGTAGTTGAAGATTTGCGCGAGAGCGATGAGGATGAGTATTGCGAAATCGTTTACAAAGTCCACAAAATCGCTTACGGCGGGCATCTCGGAGAAGACCTTGCAAAAAAGTGGGTCGATTCTATGGAAAATAAAGACGGCACACACGGCGCTCACTGGTCGTGGGATGAAGTTGAAAAGGTCCGCAAGCAATACGCACCCGAAACGGACGCGAGCGATTTCTACGCCGCAATTTCGATGATGTATTCGGATTACTACAATTCACGTTTCGATACGGCAACATATGCACAGTTGGCAAAAGACTGGATAGACGACAAAGATGTCGGTAGTTGCAAAACGCTCAAATACTACATGAAGGTTGTCAAATAGGGGATTGACTTCTTGTTGTGTTTGAGTTAAAATAGAATCGTAGTTTGGGATATATACTACGTCTTTTGTTGCGGATAGCGAGTTATTCAATCTTGCCGTGAACCCGCAACAAGCCGCTCTGTTCGAAGTAGTTTGCTCGCTTTCCGAGCCGACGATGACTTCGGCGGGGCGGTTTTTTGTTTTCTTATTGACTTTAATTATTGTTTGTTTTATACTTAAAGTTAGAAAAAAACTGAGGTGCAATATTATGTATCTATATTTCGATTATAAAGGCACATTGCTCGAAACCGTGAACGACCAGGCACTTAGGCAATATAACAAAGGTGTGAACACGGTCAACATTTATATCGAGAGTGAACCCGATTCCGCGACTGGTATCGTTCCCGATGACGGAAAAATTCCGAGTTATATTACTGGCATACAATATTGGTTCCAACTCGCAAACGGCGACAAACTCAACAACTTAGTGTATGAGGCTTCTAATAAAATCAAAAAAACGATTCCTTTTGATAGAAACCGTGATTTGAGGCATTTCAAATACGGGAAAAGTTATGAGTTTTTCTCGTTTCAGGTTCCGAGTGGCGAGTATAAAAAAGACCAAAACAATAATGTAATTGATTTTGTATGTGAAGGCGATGTTTTTAAGAGTAGCGGGCTTGTTTTAATGACAGTTCAAGCTCTTACTATGAGAACAAACGATGACGGAACAGAAAAAAGAGGCACGCTTTCTCTCGAACGTGTCGCATTTACGGTTGAGGACGCAGTTGTTCTTCCTGAAGATATAGTAAGCAGTTCTGAATTTAACTGGCTTTTGCAACAGTATGCGTTTGGCGATTATCTGCGCGCGCAGCTTGTTTATATGAAAGTTGACAAGATTACAGATTCTCACGCGTTTACTATCGATGGCGACAAATATAGTATCGACCTCGATACAAGTTTGTTTAACCGTCAACCGCCGAAAATCGGAGATGCGTTTTTGTATATTTATGAAGACAATTCGGCTAAAAAAGCCAACATCACAATGGCTCTTGTTCAAGAGGTTACAGGTGATGTGACTACATGTTCGTTTTCTATATCGGATACAATTTCAATAAAAGGCGAAAAAGGCGACGTAGGTAAAACTCCAAATATAACTGCAACAGCAACAGTAAGCTCAACGGTAGGTACTCCTTCTGTTTCTGTGACAAAAACGGGGACGAACGAAAACCCGAATCTCGCATTTGATTTTAAAAATCTGAAAGGAGAACAGGGCGACATAGGTAAAACTCCAAAAATAACTGCAAACGCGTCAGTAAGCTCAACGGTAGGCACGCCTTCAGTTTCCGTGACAAAAACGGGTACTGATGAAAACCCCAATTTTGCATTTGATTTTAAAAATCTGAAAGGAGAGACTGGTGCCACCCCCCAACTGTCGGCATATGCAACCGCCGACCAAACACAAGGAGTCCCAGACGTTGAAGTTTCGGTTTTAGGAACAAAATTGAATCCATATTTTCGATTTGATTTCAAACATTTAGTGGGTCCCACTGGACGTTCGGGTGCAAACGGGAAAGATGCTCTTTTTGCTGATAAGGCAGACTTTGTAGATAGTGCTCCTCCTACGACAAGTACTGTATATACCTTTAAATTGTCGCATTTTAACAGAACACCAATAGAGGGCGAACAAGTGTGGCAGTTTGTTTCTACGCCAGGAGCTGTCACTCGTTCTCTATATGCTTGTTATTGTTCTGTGCAATCAGTTACTTCAACGGACGCGACACTTAGGGTGCTTATGTTTTATCCATTAAAGGGCGAAACGGGGACGCAAGGGCAAAAAGGAGAAACAATCCAGTCTATTGAAACAGGCGATTATACACAAGACGATACTTATACGCAAACCCCCGTTACTGTAACTACTACCGACAATAACCAGACTACTTTTTCAGTTAGGGCAAAAAACGGCAAAGACGGCAGACAGGGACCAGTTGGTTTGGCGGGTAAAGATGCTCTTGTTTGCACAAAAATGGTAAGAGTATTATATGATACAAATGTAAGCAACCAATCAATTGATATTGCTTCCACATGGTTTAATAGAGAACCCGTAATAGGAGAAACTTGTGTTGTTTATAGTAAGGAAAACAACTACGCAATCTATCAAGTAAAGAAAAAAACAACTTATTACGATAATTTCGTTAATTATGTTTGCGACCCTGTTTCTGATATATTGTATACAAAAGGAGCAACAGGTGAGCGTGGTGACGATGGTGTTGGTATTGACTCTGCAAGTGTAGAAGCTACGACAGTAACTGAAGATTACACTACGACAAAAGTAAAAATACAAAAAACAGATGGCACTTATTCTGAACTTAATGTAAAAGCTAAAAATGGACTCAACAATCCAAACACGGTGTCGTTCATAGGAACGGTTACAGTTGATATGTGGCAAGATTCGACAACATATTCGACATATGGCTATAAATATAGTGCATTAATGCCGTTTACAGGTGGGGCATATGCGACAGATACATATGTGCCTGATGTCGTTCCGTCGGTGGTTTCGGATATTACAAGCGGCAACTTTGCTCCGTTCGCAAATTCGCTTTCGACAGGCGTTCAAATATATGCGAAAACGAAGCCGACAGCGACTACGAATTTTAACGTGTCTTTATCACATGTCCAATAATAAGGAGAACTCAAAATGTTAGGTAAAGTATTGTCTATGGTTATCGGCGGGGCAAACAATCCATGGAAGCCGAAAAGTCAAGAACAATTTGATGCAATGGTTGCCGATAAAGACAAAATCGGCAACTATGTCGAATATGCGGGTAAGACGTATCGTATTGAAGCGGCACATTTCGAAGGTGCGTTTAAGGTTGGCGAAACATATAGAACCGTCTATTTCGACACAACGAAAACACCGTATTCTTATGTGGGAGCCTCCGACGAAACTACTGTTTTTGTTGAGGGGATAAATAAAACCCTCGGCATAAAATATCTAATGGTAGATGATAATAGGTGTTCAGAAGATTTTTTTACTATAAAACTAAAAAGAGGATTGGTTTACGCTTATTACACTGACGGTACAGGACGGGCTATTATCGGCGTTGATAAAAACGGGTATTCAGCCGTCTACAATGACGGACTCGTTGCCTATTCAAATAAATGGCACACAGAGAATATGGGCGAAGGTGGTTCTGTTTCTTTTGAGGAAGATTTCACGCCCACAATGGTACTCAGTAGCCTCTATACTTGGAATAGCTATATAGCCTATCCTAAGTTCGTCCCTCAATACGCACGCAGATACTATCCGTTGTCGGCACTTTCTACGCCTGCGAGTGCGAGCGACATCAAGAAAGGCAAACAAGCATACGACGAAACGGGTTCTAGAATTACGGGTACGCACGAAGAGCCTCAAAACCCGTGGGCGCCCGCGACCGAAGCCGAATACAAGAAATTGCTTGTTCCGAGCAATGTCGGCAACTTCTTCGATTACGATAACAAGATAACACGATTGAAAAACTTGTCGGTTTCGGACTCGCTTGCGCTCGGTGATTCTATTACTGGTCTTTATTTTGATACCACTAAAACACCGACAGTTCCCGACTTCTCTTCGGGCTATGAGGAGTGGAACGAGATGAGATTGAAATATCTCTTCAAGACCTCGACTATGACTATGAGTGAGGCTTTCGTCCCATATTGTGGTTTGTTTTGGTATTATGCTGAAGAGGCGGGCAAATCGTTTATTACGTTGGCATATGCGCCTTCAGACGGCAGTGTTAAACTTGTCTATGGTGTGCCCGAAGCCGACTCGGAAATGACATGGCTACTTAGTATGAACGAGGGCGGCGACCCGACGGGCTTTACGCTTTCGACTGCGGAAACGATAACGTCTTTGAATTCGGACACGAACTGGAATGGGGTGTATGTGTTTAAAAACAAAGTTGTTGACGTTGCCGAATACGCAGAAGTTGGCGGAGAAACAACTGGTGCTTATACGGTTAAAGTTATCGATTATGATGGAACGGTTTTGCTCGAACAAAAGGGCAATGCTGGCGACGTAATTGAATTGCCAACCGCGCCCACTCATGATAGGCTCGTGTTCCAAGAATGGAGCGCAAGTGTTGCCGTTTCTAATAACAAAGTTACTATCGCCGACAACGATATTATGGTCGGTGCGGTTTATACTACAACAAGTGGGAAAAACGAATTCGATATAACGCTTACAAAGGTTACGGGATTGTCCGTCACTCTTAATATGGACGGCACAAAAGATTGGGGCGACGGCACATCGGATACGGAAACGACGCACACATATACCGCGTACGGGGATTATACGATTTTGTGCGATGGTACTAAGATGACTACATCTTCGAGCGCGGGATTGTTCGGGCAATCGTCGGGGGCAAACAACGATTATTGTACAAGATTAATATTTGCGGGTGTTACAAGCATAGGGAGCTATGCGTGCTATAAGTGCTACTCCTTAACGAGTATAACGATTCCAAACAGCGTCACAAGCATAGGGGATTATGCGTACTATTATTGCTACTCCTTAACGAGTGTAACGATTCCTAAAGGTGTTACAAGCATAGGCGCTAATGCGTTTGTTGACACTTTCTTAACGGACATAACGATTCCAAACAGCGTCACAAGCATAGGGGACTATGCGTTTGTTGGCACTTCCTTAACGAACATAACGATTCCAAACAGCGTCACAAGCATAGGGGACTATGCGTTCCGTAGTTGTCGTTCCTTAACGAGTATAACGATTCCTAGCAGCGTTACAAGTATAAGGTCCAGTGCGTTCCGTGATTGCTACTCCTTAACGAGTATAACGATTCCTAGCAGCGTTACAAGTATAAGGGATTATGCGTGCTTTAATTGCTGTTCCTTAACGGACATAACGATTCCAAACGGTGTTACAAGCATAGGCGCTAGTGCTTTCAAAGATTGCTACTCCTTAACGAACATAACGATTCCAAACAGCGTTACAAGTATAGAGAGCGATGCGTTTAGTGGTTGTCGTTCCTTAACGAGTATAACGATTCCTAGCAGCGTTAGAAGTATAAGGGGCTATGCGTTTGGTTTTTGTTATTCATTAACGAGATGCGATTTTTCGCGACACACCTCTGTCCCGACACTAGTTAACACGGGCACATTTGCCAATATAAATGCAATTTGTAAGATAATCGTCCCTGACAATCTTTACGACAGATGGATAGCGGCATCGAATTGGTCAACATATGCGGACTATATCTACAAAGCAAGCGAGGTGCAAAATTAAAACAAATTCAAAAAAATTCAAATTTATTACGTTAACCCCATTGACAGCAGTCGGTGGGGTTTGGTATTATATAGGCACCGAAAACGAAAGGAGAACAAAAATGAAAACGACAATTGAATGGTTCAAACCCGAAGAGAAAAAGCCCAGAAACGGAGAAGTGCTCGCTTTATGTACGACAGGTTATATTACTACGTTGAATGTCTATGACGGGCATTTCAACTGCTCGTGCGGTGATAATTTCGAAACCGAAATCGAAGTCGCAATGTGGGCATATACTCCGAAAAGACTCGAAGACGTCGCGAACGTGAGATGGGTGCCGAAATATGATAAAAACTGAACAACTTTCACTTGTCGAAATGCCGCCGAAAGACAACACTGCCAAGAACGCAAAACTGCGGTGGGAAAACGGATTCCAACGGTGGAGCGATGAACAAGCGGGTGGGAATGATTATTATGGCAAGTGCGGTTACAGTGATATATGCGACTACTGCACCGACAACACAAAAGGCAGACCTTGTGTACGAGCCTTAAACGAAATGTGCAGAGATAGAAACATCAAACTTGACTACACAAAAAAAGACTATGCGGAGATATGGGATTTATGAAAACTGAACAAGAACAAATCGAAGCGATTAAGCAAATTATAGACGAGCGTGTTGAAACAAATCTCGGTCAAGTACAAGGACGTCACGGTAACGTAATAAAAACGGTTGATACCATCATCATTGCGAGAGATATTGTCAATGCAGGCTACAATGACGTGTCCGAGTATAAAGCAAAGATTGAGGATTTGAAAGACGAAATTATTTATCTTGAACGAAAAATTGCAATTAGAGATAATGCACTCAAAGATAGAGATAAGGCAATCGAAATGTTGGAGGGTAAACAAGATACTATAGTCAAGCAAGCCAAAATTGATTTACTGAACTTTTTGAAAGATGGGTACGAAGTTGACATTTCTACATCAAACGATTGTGATATAGTTGTTCGTGTTGACGACATCGATGAACTCATCAAGGAGATAGAAAATGAGTAAATATACAAAGCCAATGAAGCTTATAGATTTTGTTGAGCAGTTTGTTGCTCATAATACCGTTGTAGAGATATATAGCCTGGAAATCGTACCCGAAACAATCACCGATACCATCACCCGTTACTGTAAAAAATTCGACAAACTCGAAACAGTTATGGAGTGGCAAATAACCGAGCCTGACGATTGTGCATATTACAAGGCGCACCCAGATGTAAAGCCGAGCAAATATCGTTATCATAATGTTGAAATGATAGTTGGCGTTCCAAATCACATTGATAGAACAGACCTTGTAGGAATCGTTGTGTCTGTTGATGACGAAAAAGTTAAGCGCATTTTTAATGAGGCGGGGCTTACAGTAGAAAAACGGGAGCAACCACTGACAAGCGAGGAACTTGACAAACAAGTCAAAGAAATTATGAGTTGTTTTGCGGAGGTGCAAAATGGCAAAGATAAAGGTTGAGTTAGAAGTTGGTATCGAGTTTTGTGACAACTGCCCGATGTTCAAATTGTTTCCAAGTCTGGATATGTCCGCGTTTTGTTGTCTTTATAATAAATACCTTACATTCTCGCCACGATATCTGGCGTATGTGCGTTGTGCCGAGTGCAAACAAGCGGAGGTGAAAGAACAATGACATTAAAAGAATACATCGACAAATATAGCCCCTTTGGTTTTTCAGATGAAGAACTCATTATCGGGTTTTTGAAAAAGCGTCCAGATGTTCTCGCAGACACCATTAGCACGCTTTGTATGATGAATTACAAGAGCGTTTTATCACTTGAACATAAGGTTAGAGTAAAGGACGAGTATCTTAACTGCCTTAAAGATTGGGCGCAAGGTAAAATACATAAAGACGGCGAATTCCACCCTGAACTTCGCGATAAAATGGTCGAGAACATTGATAGAGCGTTAGGAGTGAAAGATGAGACAATATAAGATTGAAATCATTTGCGCAGAAGATTTCGCGGACAAAGGTGTTGAAGTGCTCGAACACATCACAGAAACACTGGAAAATATTTACGGTGACGCTGAATGGATAGGATTTGGCGGTTATATCGATGACGAGGAGGACGAAAAATGAGCAAAGAATACGAAATAGTAGAGGCAACTGGCGAGATGTATAAGTGCAACGGTCACTACCCCGACACATATGCACTCAACATAGAATGGGTTGCAAACGGTATAGGCTTTGGCGAATTGAACATCACATACAACGAAAAGACGGGCAAGTGGCTGAAAGATACCGAATATATGTCGGACGAGTTTTGCCAAGCGGTTCTCGCAAAGTGGCTTGCGGGCATGGAGAGGAGTTGAAGGGGATACTATGATACGAAAAAAAGACATTAACGAAATCAATTCCAAGCTCGACTCGCTTTCGGGACCAGTTATGCGGAAAGCGGTTGCATATGAGAGAGAACACGATTTCTTGAAAGAAATCAAGGTCAATATCGCAAAATGTTCGGTAGTTTTTGACGAAAAATCAATCCGATATGCGGTTAAAATCGAATATGATTTTGCTCCGACAATGCTTTATATCGAAGACGACGGCGAAGCTGCGCTGAACGAACGGTTCCGCGCAATGAACGAACTGAGATTAATCCCGACAAATCAACTCGACCAAGTTCAATTAGCAATTGAACGAGCAAAAAAATTAAACGCAGGAGGTATAGAGTGAATCCGAAAAAATTTGGAGCATATGTCAAGTCGAATCGATTTGCAAAAGGTTTTTCTTTAGCAGATGCGGCTGACAAGATAGGGCTTTCGCAACAGCAACTTATCAACATCGAGAAAGGAACGAACAGCCCGCAACCGACCACATTCATGAAGATTGTGAACGGACTCGGCTTGGACATTAAAGAAGCCATTGTGATATTGGAGGACGAAGGTAACGATGACGCCATTGACTAAAGAGAACTACCGAACTAATCACGATTACATGTCGTATTCGAGATTTTGTAGGTTTCTTGATTGTGAAGCGAGCGCGGCAGCAAACTATCATACTCCCGCAACAGAATCACAACTTGTAGGTTCATATGTCGACGCTCATTTCAGTCACGAAATAGACGATTTCAAAATAGAACATCCTGAAATATTCTTGAAATCTGGTGAACTCAAGGCGAACTTCAAAAAAGCGGACGACTTGATTGAACGAATCAATCAAGACAGCGAAATGGTGCGTTTTTTAAGCGGTGAGAATCAGGCAATAATGTCGGGCGAAATCGACGGCGTGCCTTTCAAAATCAAAATGGACTCATATCTTAAAGATGAAGCCATAGTCGATTTGAAAGTTATGAAAGATTTTAACCGAGTATGGTCTGACGCTTTTGGCGGATATACTAACTTCGCAATCGCATACAACTACGACATTGAACTCGCAATCTTCCAAGAAATTGTGTATCAAAATACGGGCAACCGCCTTCCTTGCTATCTTGTGTGTATAACAAAAGAAACGCCTTCAGATGTCGGCATCTTTCAAATTCCACAAGAAGACCTCGATAAGGCGTTGACAATCGTAAGACATCATTTGCCTCGAATAAAAGGCATACTCGACGGCGAAATTGCACCGCAAAGATGTGAAAAATGTGCATACTGCCGAGAAACAAAAAAAGCAACAATAATCGATTTTAATTACATTGGCGCAACAGGCGACCAGCTAAGAGAAGCAGGCTATGATTGCGTTGATGACAAACTAAAAAAGGAGTAACATTTATGGCTCATTGGAAACAACTTGCCGACTACAATTATATGGGCGCATTTTCGCTCGACGGCATAGCAAAAGAAGTAGTGGTAACAATCAAAAGTGTTGCGCAGGAACTCGTAACGGGTCCTAACGGCAAACAAGACCCCTGCATTGTGGCTCATTTTGTTGAAGAACATGTAAACGGTGTTGATATCAAACCGATGATTCTCAACAAAACGAATTGTAAAGCAATCGAGAAAGCACTCGGAACTGGCGATATCGACGGTTGGATTGGCAAACAAGTAGTGGTTTACGCAACCACGACAAAATATCAAAGGGATATGGTGCCCTGCCTCAGAATCAAAGACACACCTGCTCCGAAACAGCTTAAGAAACCGCAATTTTTCTGCAGTGTCTGCGGAAAAGAAATCAACAAAAACGTTTACGATGCAAGTGTAGCAAAATACGGCGTAGCATTGTGTTCAGCTGAATGCAAAGCAAAGCATGACGAAACAACAACCCAAAACGAAAACAAATAAAAAAGGAGAATAAAAAATGGCACTTAATTTTTCAGGCAAAGTCGATTCTGATTACGAACTTATCGAAAAAGGCGATTATGAGGTAACGCTTAATTGCGAATACAAAAAGACAAACGCAGGCACTCTGTATATCAACTGCAAATTTGCAATCAGAAAGGATGTCGAACAATCTTTCGGCGGAAGATACATTTTTGACGCAATTTACAAAACACAAGGTACAGACGATTTCAATAAGACAAAAATCAACGCAATTTTGGCGGCAATCCCGAATGCAAAACTTGACTTTGCGGATTATGACGAACTCGTTCAATATCTCAACGGTCAAAATATGGTCATTTCGGTTGATATCGAGCCTGCAAACCAATATCACCAAAACGACAAAAACATTGTCAAATATCTCTCTTACAGACCGTCAGAAGTGGGAGCAATCGACAGCGACACAAAAACAAGCACATCGTCCAACGAAACGGAGAGTTGGGAACCTGTTGACGGAGACCTCCCGTTCTAAAAAAAATATTTTTTAGCGACTAACCCCATTGACAATCTCGGTGGGGTTTTGTTATTATAAAAACACTCAACAATAAAAGGTCAAAGGGAAAAATGACAACAACAGAATTAAACAAAAGATACCAAAACATCCCACAAGAATTAAAATCTTTAAAAAGGTGGGTAGGCTACAAAGTCGAGACCCTTGCAAGCGGGAAGCAAACGAAGCGCCCATATAATGCGCTTTCGGGAATGCTTGCAAGAGTCAACGACTCTATCACGTGGTCTACCTTTAATCTTGCGCTTTCAGGCTGTGAAAAATTCAATTTTGACGGAATCGGATTCGTTCTTGGCGATGGAATCTTTGGCGTTGACCTGGACAATCATGCAGATGAGAATACACCCGAAGAAGATGTTGCCGAATTCAAACGTCTTGCAAACGAATTTGTTGCGACCCTGAACTCGTATACGGAATGGTCTCAAAGCGGTAAAGGCATTCATATTATCTGTAAAGGCAAGCTCCCCGAAGGCTCTCGCAGAAAAGGCTGTGTTGAGATGTATGACGAAAACAGATTTTTTGCTTTTACAGGAAATGCAATTCGCAACATACCCCTACAAGACCGTCAAGAGGAAATTAAGCCGCTTTGGGAGAAATATGTATATACACCGATAGTTACGCCTCAACCACAGTATAACAGGGCAAACAATGGCTTATATGAGACATTGAAGCTGTCGGACCAACAAATTCTCGAAAATGTTGCAAATTCAAGGCAAAGCGAAGTGTTTTTCCGCTATTATGATAACGGTGATATTAGCCTTCAAGGTGGAGACGCTTCTAAAGCCGACATGGCGTTTTGTAGTATGCTTGCGTTTTGGTGCAATAAAGATGTCGTTCAAATGGACAGAATCTTCCGCAACAGTGGTCTTATGCGTCCAAAATGGGATGAGCATCGTGGCACAAAAACATACGGACAAATTACACTCGACGTCGCTTGTCGAAATGTTGGTGAAACCTATGTCAAGAAAGAACTTATAGATAAAGTTAACATCGGCAAGAAAACAGTTGTAATCGAAACGACAGCAACACCAGACGAAATCAAAGAAGGCAAGACCGATAAAAACGAAATCAATTATACTCCAAGCTTGGATGAGGACGGAGAGCCTATATTCAGAATAAAAAAAGTTTATGGGTCATATCCATATTCGGATACGGGAAACGCATTAAAATTCTATGATTATTTCGGCGATTTGTTCAAATATAATGTTACCGATAAAGTGTTCATGTTTTGGACTGGCAAAACTTGGGTAAAAGACTATAAAAATGTCGTCCGCAAATATGCGAATAAACTTATCGAAATAATGAAAGAGGACGACCAGGCAATGGCAGATAAAATCGAAGTCCTCTCTGCGCAAGGTCGTGTAGACGAATCTAAGCGTTTAGCAAAGATTCTCGATGCGTCTCAAAAGAATACTGCTCGTGTCGCAAACAAGGCAGGTAAAGACGCAATGTTGTCGGAATTCCAAACACTCAAAGATATTCCTGTAACGAACGATGTATTCGATAAATACGATTACTTATTGAATACGGAATCGGGAATTGTCGACTTGAGAACGGGCGCAATTTCGCCTTTCGATAAGACGAAGCTTTTGTCAAAGAACACACACACAAAGGTGTCGTTTGAACGGTCGGAAGTATGGGAAAAATTTCTCTGGAGCATATTCGATAACGGCAACATTTCTGATACGCAAGAGGTAATAGACTCGCTTCAGACCTGTATCGGATATTCGTTGACAGGTTCGACTGAGGAACAGTGTATGTTTTTGCTTTACGGCGATGGCTCGAACGGCAAGTCAACACTTGTGGAAACAATATCAAACGTTATCGGAGATTACGGAACGAGTATGGACTCAAAACTTCTCGTTACGCAAAAAGGGCAAACAAATTCACCTGCCGAATACGCAATCGCAAAACTGCAAAAAGTTAGATTTGTAACCACGGGTGAAACCGATGAGGGCGGGCGATTGTCAGAAGCACAAACAAAGATATTAACAGGTAGCGACCCTGTAAACGCACGTTTTCCATATGGTAATCCGTTCACGTTTATTCCGAATTTCAAAATTTGGATGTCGTCGAACTATTTGCCAAACATCCGAGGTAAAGATTACGGAATTTGGCGACGTATTTTCTTGTTTATCTTCTGCAACATATTTACAGAAGAACAAAAAGATAAGTCGTTGCCGTCAAAACTGCGCATGGAAGCGGATAAGATTCTTGGGTGGTGCATAAAAGGCTTTTTGATGTATCAGGAACACAAGGGACTTATCAAATCGAAGCAAACATTAACAGCAACAGCCGATTTCAAGAAAAAGAACGACCAAGTTCTGCAATTTATCGACGAAAAATGTATCATTGATTCGCATTCGAGCATTGAATGTACCGAATTATATGAAGCATACAAAGTCTGGGCGCAAAACAATACCGACTTCGTTAAGAAAGAAAGTCAATTCAGTACCGAACTCACAGCGAAAGACGGTATCAGACGTGAAAGAAACGGCGTAAAAGCATGGTGCTATTACGGCATAAGACTTAACGGCGTAAATATCAGAAGAAAGGAGTAAAAGATGGGAAAAATACAAGGCGACTGCGGCAAACAAACCGAACAAGAACTCGCATTGTTTCTGCGAGGATTAAAATACTGGGCGTATATTGTCCCTAAAAAAGTTGGCGGGCAGCCTTTTGATGTAATTGCGTGTAAAAAAAACAAGGTCTGGCTTTTGGACGCAAAACATCTTGAAGCAACAGAAGCGTCTTTCCCGCTGGACAGAATTGAGCCAAATCAATGGACATCAATGGAATTCGCACACGAACTTGCTAATGTCGAAAACATGGGCTTTGCAATATTCTGGGAAAGAAAACACAATTTTTATTTTCTCCATTATAACGTTGCAGTTTGCCTCAGAAAAAACGGCATTAAATCAGTAAAAATCGACGAACTCCCATTTTTGTTGTATGAGGAGATGGAAAGATGAGAGCAATAATTTCAAATGAAATCAGAATCGAAGGTGCGTCACCTGAAATCAAAGCGTGGTGCAAGCGGTTTCTTATTTTCGATAATCCTGACTATCAACAACTGAAGCGAATGGGTAAAGAAGATTTGATTCGCTGGCGACGCATCCCAGAAAAAATTCAGCTTCATTATATTGACGGGGACATTCTCGTTGTGCCGTTTGGCTGCCTGTATGCCCTTTTGCCAATGTTTAAGCGAGAGAACTGCACAATCTATCAAAAGTTCAACAATAACGCTGAAATCTCGTTTAAGAACGGCAAGGCGCGCGGTATCGAGTTCTTCGACTATCAAGAGGACGCAATCGCTGCCGCAATGGACGCAGGAAGCGGCGTAATCGTTGCTGGCTGCGGTTCGGGAAAGACTTATCTCGGTATGGAACTAATCCGTAGAATCGGCAAAAAGGCACTTTGGCTCTGTCATACAGGCGATTTGTTGCGACAGGCGAAAGACGACCTTCTCAATCTTTATCCGACCGCTAAAATCGGACTCACAACTGACGGGGTGCTCAACATCGGAGAAGATGTCACGATTTCAACAGTACAAACTATGTGTAAAATCGACCCATGCTTGTATAAAGACAAATTTGATGTTATAATATGTGATGAAGCTGCTCACGTTTGCGGAACGCCTACGAAACTGAAAATGTTTACGAGTGTGTTGTCAAAGATTCCTGCTCGTTATAAGTTCGGTCTTACAGCCACACCTACTCGCGCTGACGGGCTTATAAACGCAATGTATGCTTATATCGGAATGAATCCTAACGGAACGTTTTCTCCCACATATAAAGTCGAGAGAGAGCGCGTAAATACGATGGAAGCGCAGCATGTCAAGGTCGATATCGATAACGGACTAACAATATTCGATAAAATGCAGTTTTTGGATACGGCAGGAATGACAGATTATACGAAACTCGTTAATTTCCTCTGCGGTAGACAGTCTCGAAACGAAACTATTGTCGACAATATTGTAAAATGCGCAAAAGAAGGGCGTAAGCAAATCGTTCTCTCGCTACGTGTTGACCATTGTGAAGTCTTAGTTAAGATGTTACAAGAAAGAGGCGTCAATGCAAAGCTGTGTGTGGGAAAAACCTCGGCAAAAAAACGAGAAGAAATCCTAAAACAGCAAGTCGATTGGGACGTTATTGTCGCAACATATTCGCTTCTAAAAGAAGGTGTTTCAATAAAAGAACTCGACACACTGCATTTATGCTCGCCTGCTAAAGAAAAAGGCTTGATTGTACAATGTGCAGGACGTATCGAACGCTATCTCGAAAATAAAAAACAACCGCTCATTTACGATTATGTCGATATGGATATCCCGTATTGTGAAAGAGCATATACAAAAAGAAAATCAGCATTAAGGAACAGATTCTAATGAAAGAAAAAGGAACAGTATACAAAATCAAAGAAGGCGCAGACCTTAACAAATTCGCAGAAAAAGGCTATGAAATCGTTCAGGTTGGTTCTTATCCAGTCATGATAAAAATTATTCCGCAAGATTTCGATGGCGAACTCGTACAGGGAACGCTCAAAAACATCTATAACAACAACGAATGGCGAAAAAAAATCTATTCGTATCACAAAAAAGCAATCAAAGAGGCTTTAGACTTGGATTACAAACGGGGGAAAGCCGTTATAACCGATAAATTCAGACACGTTCTGACCGATTGGAGAATACAAGTAGAGATTTTTGACGACGCTTGGCTCGGATTCAAGAGCATGGACAAGTTTGAACAAAAAATCTATTATAACAGTTGCTATCTCGACAGATATTGCGCCGACGAAATAAAGGACTTGCTTGCCGATGATTTGATTGAACTTATCGAAATCGAACAAGAAGTGCCAGACAAGAAAAAACAGGACGAAACAGAAACGAAATGAGAGATGATATCTTTTTGCCGAACGGGGACTTGTCCCTGCGAAAACTCATAGGAGACGGATATACAAAAGCATGGTTTATGAACAATACATGCCGTTACCGCCTCTTCTGCGGTGCCCGTTCGACTAAAAAATCTAAAAACATTATCGGTTACGAGCCGCTTATGAAGATAATATCAGACCCGCGTCGAAATGTTCTTATCGCACGTCAAAACGATAGCGATAACAGACAGTCCACTTTCGAAAACGTGTGCGGATGTATTGTTGATTTAGGACTCGAAGACGCTTTCAAAATCTCAAAAAATCCGCTCGTAATCGAATATAAGCCGACAGGACAACAAATCATTTTCCGTGGACTGAACAACCCAACGTCTCTAAACGGTATCACATTCTCTAAGGGCTATTTTACCGACGCTTACATCGACGAAGCATTCGAGGTCCCGTCTTATGAGGACTTCCGTAAAATCGACGGTTCATTGCGTGGTAAATTACCTGCTCCGCTAAAATTTCAAATCACAATGTGTTTTAACGCATGGGACGGCGATTCTTGGCTTAATCAAGAATTCTTCAAAAATAGGCTCGAAGACGATTACGCTACACTCGACCGCGACGACGTTACATATATAGACTATTACGACCCAGAGTTTATAGGACCCTACGGCAAAGGTTTGTATTTACACAAATCTACCTATAAAATCAACGAATTTCGCGATAAGGATTCATATGACGCGGCGGCACTCGAAATGAGACGCAAAGCGCCTGAAATCTACAAAGTTGAATTCTTGGGTATGTTCGGAAACACGACGGCAGCTGTTTACCCAGAATGGAACGATGCGCTTGTTGTCCCGCTTCCGACATTGCTCAAATTAAACGAGCCAAATCGTCAACAATGGGCTGATTTCTCTATTGGCGTCGATACAGGTCTCTCGGACGGCGGCGGTCACGTTCTTAAAGTCGGCAAAAACGAGAATGCGGATTTAAAAGTGCGTGCGGCAACTACTATGTCTCTGTGTGCAATTACGTCAGATTTGCAGAAAATCGTTACAATTGACGAATATTTCCATAGCAACAACAAAGCCGACAACTATATGAATACGGACGACCGCGAGAATATAGGCTTACCCGAACAGGCAGATAGGCTCATTCGAACAATCATCGAATGGATGAAATATTACGGCAATATGGGAACAATTCTTATGTGCGGCACAATAAACGTTTACGTTGATAGCGCCGACGTCGGCTTCAGACAAACGCTCGAAGTAAAAGCTCGCGAATACGGATTGTATAATCTACGATTCATTGCGTCTACAAAGCTTTCGATTCAGACTCGTGTTGACTTCGACCGACTTTTGATGGCATACGGAGATTATCTCGTATCCGATAAGTGTAAGAACCTTGTCCGCGAAATCAAAAACGCGCGCAGAGGTAAAAAAGGCGAAGCTCGTGAAGACGGTAACGACCACATGTTAACCTGTGTGGAATATGCAAAAGCGCCGTTATTGTCATCGCTAAGAAGATGGAAAACATTTAAAGTCCATTGACAAAAATGTTTTCATATGATATTATAATAGTCGCGCAAAAGAATCATGTGGCTGTTTTCTTATATTTTAAGCAAATTGCCAAAGAAAGAAGGTGTTTCCCGACGCCTTTTTTCTTTTTAACCCTATTGACAGCGGTTTTATGGTCTGTTATAATATGGCTACAAAATCAAACAAAGGAGACAAAATTTTTTAATGAACACAGTAACACTAAAGGGCATTGTAAAATCCATTCCCGAAAAAAGCGCAAAAGGCTATTATGAATTCGAACTCGGAATCAAACGTTATTCTGGATACGAAGATATGATTAAAGTCGTTTTCGAAGACGCAATGTCAAATTTTTCTATCGCTTTAGGCGAGCCAGTTGCAATATTGGGTAGCATTATATCATATTCTGAATATGATGTGAACGCGAGAAAAGCGCGAACTCTTATTCGAGTAAAAGCATCAAAGATTACAGACGGGAACGAATTCGAAGACGAATATGTAAACGTTGTGAATATCTTTGACAACACTTTCCTTACTGACCCCGTGATAAGAAAAACACCCAAAAATCTTGTTATCACAGATTTCGTTCTCGTAAATAAAGAGGGCGGTGTTGTGACTGCGCATATCCCCTGTATCGCGTGGAACGGTGTTGCTCGTAAGCTGGTAGCAATTGGAAACTGGGGAAAATTTTCGGCTATCGGAAGATTGCAGTCGCGTGAATATACGAAACAGTACGATGACGATACAATGGAAATAAGAACCGCTTATGAAGTATCCATTTCATCGTTTTCGTTCTCGGTGGAGGGCTGAAATTATGACAATCGTTTTTAAGGACCCAGAACAAGCCGAACTCGGAACATATACATATCGATGCAAAGGCTGTAACGGGAAAGGTTGCAGATGGTGCTGTTTTGGTGATATGTGGGAATCCGACAAAAAAGAGGACGAAGATGAAAATTGAATCCGACTGCCCTTGCAGGCATTGCACGTCTCGTAACGAAACCTGTCATGCTGCGTGCTTGGATTATGCTGAGTTCAAAGCAAAACGCGAAATTATGCTCGATAGCATTCGCGCAGAAAAATATGATTATGCGGCTCGCGTCCGCAGAAGAAACAAACACAGAATGTGGAAGGAGAAATGAATAATGTTTGACAATATAATACCTTGGTGGGCTGAAATGAAAGCAGTCCGAATTTGTGAAAAAGTCGCAAATGGCGATTGCACCATACTTGTGTCCAAGACCGCACCGAAATGCGAAGTGCCGTTTAAGTGCTACATTTATTGCACGAAAGAGAAAAAACAAGATGATATTATATGGGCAGGAGTATTTGGAGATAGAGGCAAGTGGAACGGACGAGTAATCGGCGAGTTTGTTTGCGATAGGATAGACGAAATCTATCAATGCAATTCGGGTTGGGTAAATGAAAATGCTTGCATATCGAAAGACGAGTTTTTTGATTATCTTGGAATACCGAGAGGAACGCATTTTGGATATGACAAAAAAGCGTATGCTTGGCACATATCCGACTTGAAGATATACTACAAGCCGAAAGAGTTGAGCGAGTTCTGTATACCTTGCAAAGTCAGTTGCGAAAATTGTAAAAACCCGCTTTATTTTGAATGTTGGTGCGAAGAAAAAGGGAAAAAGATTGTAACTCGCCCGCCGCAAAGTTGGCAATATGTGGAGGAAATTTGAGTATGGAATATAAAAGACTAACGAAACGAAATGCGAACGGCGAAGTCGAAACCGTAAAAAGACCAAAATCGAGTTATATACAAGAAGTCTATGAAGAATGGGACGAAATCAATCGTGAACTCAAACTGCGCCTTGCCGAACTCGAAGATAAAATCGAAGCGGGGACACTCATTGAAATACCTTGCAAGGTCGGAGACAACGCCGTGGCAATAATTGACACGTTATGCTATCCTAATGCGATATACAACGTAAAACTTAAAGATTTGGCGTATATAGTAGAAGATGAAAACGGCGATGTAACTTTTCAGCATATAACCCGTATTTTCGGAACAAAAGCCGAAGCCGAAAAGAGATTGGAGGAGATAAGGAATGAAAAGAAAAGTATTGATAGCAGCGGCAAGTGAAACCAAACTTGTGTCACAGTTGGGTGAGGTATTATTCAACGAAGCGCAGATAATGGTCAAAAACAAGCCGAACCGTATTACAATCGAAATCAAAGATTTGAACTTGGTTCAAAAAGTAGACGCCATAAGATTGTTCAAAACCGAAGAATTAAACGGCGCAGGGATTGACGATGCCGTTATATATCGCATAATTAAGGACAATAGTAAAATGGTGGAGATTAACTACGAGTCTATTCCGCAACCAAGACCAGAAAAAATGGAAATAATGGATGAAAGAGAAAGCAATGGAATTTGAACTAAATAACATATACAACGTCGATTCATACGAAGCGGTCAAAGATATCCCCGACAATAGTATTGACCTCGTTATCATCGACCCGCCATACGATATCCCACATACAACAGGCGGAGGAATGCTGGAAGAAAAAGGTATCCGAAACATGTTCGATAATCTTGTCGAGAACGATATCACAAACGCTTTCGACTTCGAGATTCTCAAAGAACTCGACCGAATTATGAAAAAGCGCAACATCTATATCTGGTGCAATAAACTTCTCATACCGAAACTGTTTGAATATTATAAAGGTTCGCTTTTTGATATAATCAGCTGGCATAAAACAAACGCTATGCCGTTGTGTGGGAGCAAATACCTTACCGATACCGAATATTGTTTGTATTTCCACGATACAATGAAACTCAATACAACATACGATACGGCTAAAACACATTACGAACAGCCTATAAATGTCAAGGACAAACAGAAATATGGGCACCCGACCTGCAAGCCCGTAAACATTCTTGAGAATTTAATCATAAACAGCTCGAACGAAGGCGATATCGTATTCGACGCTTTTGCTGGTTCAGGCTCAACTTTGGTCGCGGCAAAGAATCAGAACCGACAATATCTCGGATTCGAAATCGACCCAAAATGGGCGCAGATTGCACAAAATCGGCTTAATAACATTGACGCTGACGGGCAAATATCATTATTTACATTCTAAAAAAAGGAGCAATTAATATGAAAACTTGGGCAGAAAACGAAATCGAACTCGCAATCAAAAAACAAACCTCAAAAGAAGATTTTATGGACGGATATGTAAAAATGTGCTTCGAATCCGCACTCGAAGCATATAAGGTGCTTTGCGCTCAGGGTCATTCTGGTATGAGCATACATATAACACAAGGCATACTCAATCGCCTTATCGATGGAAAACCTTTGACCGCAATCGAAGACACTCCCGACGTTTGGACAGAAAGTCGGACAGAAGAAAATGGTACCAAACATTTCCAATGCAACAGAATGCCGTCTCTATTCAAAACCGTAGACAAAAACGGGAACGTGACTTATGATGATATTAATCGTGTCGTTTGCAAATCCGTAGATAATGATAATATCTGCTATTCTTCGTTGCTTGTGTCAGATACGATAGATGGAATGTATCCTTTGGAAATGCCTTATTTTCCTGCCGATAGAAGCTATGTGGTTTTGGTCGAAGAGGCGAATTGCTATAAACATCTTATCTCCGTTACTACACCTGAATGCGAAGTCGTTTCTATAAACCGTTACTTCGACGATAAAGGGGAAGAAATCAGCGAAGAAGAATTTACAAATTATAAAAATACGTTGGAATAAAAACATTCCCTGTAACCCTCTTGACAACGGCTTTGTGCTTTTGCTATAATCTAAGTACAAAGTCGAAACCAAAGGAGTGACAATCATGAAAGTTAGTGAAATGAACCAAAGACAGAAAAAAGCGTTTTACAATATCAAATACGCCGCAAATGACCTTCTCGGAGGACTCGAAAACACGCTCTTGGACTATCCCGAAGACAGTGACGAATACAAATCCGCTTACGCGTTTCTTCACGACCACGATAGACTCGTGAAAAGATTGTATGAGGATGCAACTTCTTGCGTGTACGGTCCAGGCTATTGTGGATTCGGACCCGAACATGAGAGGCTTATTCGTGACATTCGTTTCTGCGGCAAAGACTGGCTCATGGAACGTTGTGAAAAAAGAATCCAAAAGGAAGGATATTGATTATGTTAAAAGATTTTTATAAATACAAAGAACTTTCGGAACAGAAATACAATGAAATTGAACGTTTGAAAGCCGAATACTGCTGCATTTTGACACAATGCGGCGAAGAGCTTAGAACGATTTCACAAGTAACGAATTTCGACAATCTCGAAGACGTTTATAAAGAATACAGTCGCCATTTTGAACCAAAGCTTTCTAAAGTTACGCAATGCAAGCTCGAAATCGAGATGGCAATGTTCCTCGGTTTAGATGTCCCATTCGAATTTGAGTCAATAAATCATACGTATTTAGACCGTTACGACATCTGCTTCAAGCTCAAAAACGGGAACGAATACGAGCTTCGGATACCCGAATTCAAGAAGTTCTGGGGGCAGAACTTTGATACGGCACAATATTGTTTCGTTCGCGTCGACAAAGACGGTGATTACACTGCTTTCGTCGATATTGTTCGCTCATTCGAGTTCAACGATATTACAGCTGCAATTCGAGAAGAACTCAAACAGAAAAAGGGGAAGAAGAAATGAAAGCCCAAAGAGACCGAATAAATTTCGGTCTTTTTCTTTTTTAACCCCATTGACAACGGTTTTATATTTTGATATAATGTAAATACAAATAAAACAAAAGGAGAACGTTTATGAATTATAATGTTTATAAGGTTGAAAAAGTTGACAATTATATCGATACTGCGGATACGCTCGATTACGATTATGCTAAAGATTTTGAATATCTAAAAGCATACAGAGGTTATGCAATACAGGACTACGTTATTTCAGATTCCGAGTTCGAACTCGGACAGGTTTACTTCAATGGAGACCTTATTAAACCGATTGCGAAAGTTGCATCGTTTGAGGGAGAGCCTGCTACGATAATAGTAGCGATGAAAAATAATGAATGAAAAATATGAAAGACTTACAGTAACAGCATCGGACGGCAGTGTCGGTATCAGACGCGGATACTCAAAAGACGATTTGATTGCGCGCTTGGTCGAACTCGAAGACGGAATCGAACACAACCGTATCGTGATTCTTCCGTATAATGAAGGTAGCTTTGTTAATTACGGCGATGAGAAAGCAGTCATATGTGGATATGTAATTCAAAACAATCAATTATATATTCAGCTCGATGCCTATGAGAGACCAAACGAAAAATATCGTTGTTTTTGGATAGAACCCGATGACAAAAAATTGGTCATTCCCAAAAACGAGCCACGTCCGTTGCCAGACGGAATGAGTCGGGTAAAAATCGAATTCAAAGACGAAAAGGAACGATTCTATCCCGAATTCGATTTCGATAACGATATAAAACCAGTAGTAGGTATATCGTAGACCAGTTGGAAGGTGAAATAGAATGAACGCAAAGCAGATAATGGATTTCGCGGATGAACACGCGTATGAATCAAATATGTTCAACGACCTGGAACGAACTCTGGACGAAGAGAAATTCAACATTCTCGTCGAGCTTGAATCAAATCCAGACGACAAAAAACTCAACAGACAATACAAAGACGTTTGCGACAAAATGAGAATGGTGCATATAATGAGGCGCCAACGTCTTGAACTGTTCCGCGAAGCCGCAGAACATCAAAATGAGGGCTAAAATGGGCGATAGAATTGAAATAGAAGCAATCGAATTTATCGGCAGTATAAATACGTATCAAGTCGATTTGTATAACGCAACCAAGGACGAACACTTTCGTGTGTTTATTCCCGAAAAAGATATCGAGCAAGCAAAAGACGACGCTTTTGAAACGAAAACGCTCGAAGACCTCATAGGGAAAATTATAAAAACACAAGACGTTGCATTGCGCGAAAAAGTATTCGCAAACACAATCATGATAAACGAAAACGTTTGCGAAGTCCCATCTGTACCTGTATCTCTCGACCAGGGCGGTGGACAGATGGCGCAATACGCCTTGCCTTCGATGATATGCGGACTTGAAATTCTTCCGACGAAATATTTTCTTCCCGATAAAATCCCGTTCGCGATTTTTAAGTCGCCACAGACCGAATTCGAACGCAAACTCGATGAAAAAATGAGGAAGTTCACGAATATGGTCGCAAAACACCTTGCAAGCAGTTTCGAGTCACCTTGCAACTCCTCGCCGCTTGACGAAGACATGTTCGACTACTGTGGCGGTGTCGAGGGCGAATGCAACTGCGACGATGCCGTTGAGTGCTGGAAACGCGTTTTCAAAATGTGGCAGAAACAAGACGAAGAAGAAGCAGAAAGGAGATGGAACGAAGGATGATGAACAATCGGCTTGACCTTTACAAAAAACAGCAATATACGGGACCGTTTGCGGAAGAACTCGAACTCATTCAGGGGCGATATATTCGCGAACAAACCCGTCTTGCAATCGAGCATTTCCCCAAATACTTCTATGACGTGATGTCGAGTTCAACAGGGAAATATCACGCAGAAGGTGAAACGCTTTATCTCCATACTCGTCGCGATGCCATACTCGGCGCTGATATCGTTAATCTCAAAATGCTTGAACTGTCACCCGTCGAAAAAGACCTCGTAATCGCAGCTCTCATTCTTCACGATTGTTGCAAATACGGCATGAACGATACCCCGTCCGAATATGTGCTGCATCAACATCCGATACTGGCAAGCCAATTCGTGTGGTCCGTATGCGAACCCGAATTCGCAGAAAAAATCGCACCTCTTGTCGCCGCGCATTCGGGGCAGTGGACGAGTTCGAAATATTCTCAAATAGAATTGCCCGAACCCAAAACGAAACTGGAAAAAATCGTACACCTTGTCGACTATATCGCGTCACGCAGATATGTCGAAATCAAAATAGAGGAGAAATAAATTATGTATAAACCGACTGGACCTATAAGATGCCCTAAATGTGGCACAACAGTAAATGTTAATACATCCCCTGCACCAAATCAACACTATTGTCCGTTTTGCAGCCCATCAGAATACGGCAGAACAAACTGGCTTGGGACAAACACACCTACATCTGGGCAATATACGAACCTGAATACAAGTACAACAATTTCAAAGGTGACACAATGAAAAGAGCACAAAAACTTATTATTGTAGCAACATTACTTATTGTAATAGCACTTCTTACACTCGTAGCTTGCGACACCAACAAATCCGCGAACAAAAAGTTGAACGAGGGCGTAAATAATGCAATGAACTCTGGCGCAAATATCGTTGCGAACCAACCCGCGCCAACCGACCTCGACTACAGCCTTGAACGCTATAACGTGATTAAACGCGCATACTGGGTAAACGGACAACGTGAAAAAGCAATGACATTGCCTTGCTCTGTAACAAGACCGCTCGGATATATTGTGCTTTTTTCTAAGAGCGGCGCAGTTGTCGGCAGATTCGTTGTAGATGGCAAGGTTTCGAGCTTGAATAGTTACTTGTTCCCTGCCGAGTGGCTTCAACGTGTGGAACAAAATGGCGACTGGCATTATGAGATTGTTGAAATCGCAGGCATTGACGGTTGTTATGGCTCAAACGTAAGCGGTATCTTCTTCTTCACAACAGACGGGAAATATATCGAGTGGACTGGCGATTTCCTTTATAGCGATATACCGTTCACAGTCGACGAGCCTATTCTTAAAACGGAGGGTTAAAAAATGAAAAACGCAATACTTATAACACTTGTAGTAATACTCGTTATCGCAATCATAGGTGTTTCTGTTTTCTTCAGCGCGACACCGCTTGGCAGAACGATTATAAACAAATGGAAAGAATCTCTGCACAAAGCCGACGACAGCTCTTCTTATGAAACACGAAAAGAGGTCGAAAATACTTGCAGAGCAATGATTTCGAGTTATAATCAAGACAAGCTTATTTACGAACAATATAAAGATAGCGCCGATAAATCACAAGTCGAGTTGGCAAATAACGCTAAAATTCGAGCAAACAATACGGCAAATACATACAACAACTATATCCTAAAAAACAGTTATGTATGGAAAGACAACGTGCCGAGCGACATTAAAATGAAACTCGATTGCATCGAATAAAAAGGATATAAAAAAATGGACTTCAAAGTAGAGATTCTCAAGCATCCAACCGACGAGGATTGGATGCTTTGCAAACAATGTACACTCGTTACAATCGGCAAAGAAGCAAAACAGCCGCCGACAGACGAGTGGAAGCACAAAATACTCGCGTCCGAACATAGTCCCATTCGTGTTCTTCAATTCGTATTCAGAATCACGAATTTACCATATTGGGTATCTGTTCATCTCGTGAGACATCACGTCGGCGTAACACCGTTCGTAAAAACACAACGCAATGACCGTCAATCCGAATATGATAGAGGCAAGGCACCGCAAGACGCGCCTGTTGATATGTGCTGGTGTGTTAATGCCCAAGCGCTAATGGATATCGCTCATAAGCGCCTCTGTAATCAAGCCAGCTCCGAAACCAGAGCCGTTGTCGCAGAGATTTGCAGACAAGTAGAAGAAGTAAATCCTGAATTCAAAGGCTTGCTCGTTCCTAATTGCGTTTATCGCGGCGGCAAATGCACTGAATTTTATTCTTGTAAGGAGAAATGATTATGAAAAAGAAACTTATCGTATCAATCGCGCTCGCGCTCGTCATCGTCGCCGTTCTCGCTGTGTGTTTGAGTGGCTGTGATTCGAATAATAAAGAATCAGCTGCCGTTCTCGAAGAATACGAGGGAAACGGATACAAAGAAATTTATGCCAGACTTTCTAATGCCATTTCAGGCTGGATTCGTGTTGATTCTTATCGCATTTACGACAATGGAGTCATTGTCATAGAAACGAGTTACAAAACAAACTATGGGAAAACACAAAAAAGGAAATTTGTCACCGATATTAGTCAAGTCACATTCCAGTGTACTAACAATGGTCTGCTGATATAACGCTTTTTCTAAAATCAATTACGAAAGCCTTGTTGTTAACCTACTTGACAAGGCTTTTGTATTTTGATATAATATATTTTGTCAATAAGATAAAACAGAAGGAGATTTTTATGAAAACCGAACAAGAACAAATTGAAAAAAATGGCGCGAAGTATGTGTGGGTATTGTAGCACTGATGGCAGGTGTGCAGTGAGTAAGAATGGGCGTGAGCCAGACATCTGTGCTAATGTTGATACCCAGCATTGCTTATACAAGGAATACGCCGAAAGACTTATTGAGAGTAGTTACGGCAAAGTATCTGAATATGAAGCTGAGATTGAGCGGTTGAGAACAACACTTGGGCAATGTAGCACTGAACTCAATAGCGCGTTGGAAAGTTTGAAAAGTCAATGTCGCGAAATTGGGGAGTTGAAAGCGGGAACAAAACAAGCCAAAATCGATGTGCTTAACGAGTTGAAAAAGCGTATTTATGATATTTCGCCATATAATCCACTTGTCGCAAAAGATAATGTAAAATACTATATCGACAAACTCATAAAGGAGGTGCAAAATGAGCAAAAAGACTAATAACCCGAAACAAACGAAGTGGAAACTCTTGTTGGTAGAGGACGGCTCTATCGACATTGACGAACTACAACAGTTTTTTGACGAACAAGGTATGAAAATAAAAATCGTCATATATAGACAAGGTGCGCCAAAACCTGAATTGAAAGAGTTTTAAGGAGGTAGAAGATGCCGAAGATAAGGGTTGAAATAGAAGTGCCAAGAGATTGCAGAGATTGTGAACATTTCGATTTCCATTTGGAAGTGTGCAATCTTTTCAATAACGATATTTTCTACGACGAAGACAAAGACACTTATGAGCGTTGCATGGAGTGCGAACAAGCAGAGGTGGAAGAATGATGCTGAAATCCGATTGCCCTTGCAAAGACTGCACCTCTCGCCACCCGTCCTGCCACGCTTCGTGTTCGGGCTATGCCGAGTTTAAACAAAAACGCGCAACCGCTCTCGCTAACGAACGAGCAGAAAAATACGACAAAGCTGCGTATGTTCACAGAGTCATTCAACGTTCATATGGAGGTGGTAATAAAAAATGAACCGAGACCAAGACATCGACATCCAGAAATGGAAACTCGTAGAGATTTTGAATACGAATGTGCTTTGTGTCCAAAATACTTTACGCATGATTACGGACACTCCCGTTGTCTCAATCGAGACACTCAAATCCGTCGCAAAACTTCTCGTTGAGAGCGATATCGTGAATCTAACCAGCTCAATCGAGAAAATTTCAAAAATAAAATAAAATCAAGAGGTAATTTTTATGGCAACAAAAAAGAATACAAAAGTTAACGATTCAGTTAGCGACGATTCGGTTGACAATGCAATTAACGATTCAACGGCTGCGTTTGCCGATGATGTCGAAGATAACGATACACTTGTCGAACAAGAGAGCGACACTGCTGTCAGCTACTGCACCACCCGACCCCACCGCAAGCCGCCTACCATCCGCGTCAAACGTGTAGAAAATAAGGACCTCGAAGCCACTTTGCAACAGGTCGGATACGAAAACGTAGCCCAAATTCTTGTCGAACCCTCTCTCGGTTTCGCACTCTTCAATATTATCTACTGGGAATCAAAGAACGAGGACTAAGCAGCTATAGACGAAGCAATAAAAAGACTTGAGGCGCTCAAGGGCGCAAAATGCGGAACAAGCTATTCTGGTCTCGAAGAAAAATGGGTTGTCGACGGACGCGCCGTCAACATCACCCGTTCCCCTATCGACTGGAAGAAAGCGACTTCCCCCATGTATACAGAACGAACCACACTTACGTCCAACGAAAAGAAAAAATACGGCGCTTATCGAACATCGTCTCTCCAAAAAGCAACAAAAACGGAGAAGACTGTCGCCGATAAAAGCTCTTGTTTTTGGGACTAAAAAGGAGATGAATTTTATGGCAAACAACTCAAAAAAAGAAACACTCAAACAACTACAAGCCCGTCTTGACGGCGAGAAGTGGATACGTAGCATCTCTACCTCTTGCGACCAGTCGGGAATGATGTATTATTGCAAAGGTTGCGTACATTCCGTCAGAGACGGATACCACTGCGACGCGACCCAGGACGAACGCGTTTCGGGTACGCTCTGCGCTCGCTCCTACAGGCGTGTCAAAGGAGGCGAAACTGAGAAATGATAAAAGACGAAAAAATAAAACATTTTTTTGCGACACTCGCCATTCCCGACGAAGATATTATCGGACATAGATTCGGACTTTTGTATGTCGTAGGGAAGAAAACCGATGACGCCGAAGATGCCGAACCTCAATATCTCGTAAGGTGTAACGACGAATCGGCGCCTGCCCTTATTTCGCAAAGCGATTTGCTTATGTGTAAATATCTTACGGCACCCTTCCAAAAGGACTCTCGCACTACCCGTCGCTACTGTGTAAAAGAGTACGGCGCCCTCACCGATTTCGACTATGCAAAATACGGCATCGAGGTCTGTTCCTACTGCGGACATCCCGTCGTCTATGCTAAGGGCTTGTGCAGAAACTGTACTGCCCGCTCTCGTACTCGCGTCGGACTCGAATACTTGTCTGTGGACGAGCCTCACAACAAGCTCACCCGCATTCCCAAAGACAGCCCCGAATACGAAGTCAAAGCCGCAATGCTTATGCTCTCAAAATCGGCGCCGTATGCCGACGAAATGCGCAACTTGTATCTTGAGGGCTATACGTATCAACAAATCGCAGACAAATACGGCGTCACTCGTCAACGTGTATATCAGATTCTACACAAGGTCTATGTGAACGGCGGCAAGGTCGGTCGTCCGCCAAAAAAGAGAGATGACGTACTGTAATCGATTTTAAGGCTATGTTGAGGGCGAGGTCGATAACTTATTCGGTTTCGCCCTCAATTCACGATTTTGGGCTATTAGAGAGGCTAAAATGCAATTTGAAAACATAAATTTTAAGACGCAAAAAGTTTTAGAGACGTGCGGGAACGCTTGGGCGAACATTCTCGGACTCGGCGACTGGTCGATTTCGTATGTGCTATGCGATAAAGAAAGCGCCGAACTCGAACTCGGTCATAACGATTACGATTTTGAGACTAAGACGAGCGTAATTACGATTTACAAAATGCCCGAAAACAAATATTTCAAAATCCCGCAAGAAGAAACGCTCATTCACGAACTCTTACATTGCAAATATCCGATTGACTACGATTCGAATAATTACGAATCCGTTCGGTGTGCGCAACTTCAACATCAGGTCCTGAACGATATCGGACGCGCTTTGTTTATGGCGAAGTACGATATGACTCTTGACAAATACAAGAGCGAGACGAAGAAAACGAAGCGGCAGCAATCGAAACAAACAGGGCGAGCAATTATTGCGGACAGTACGCTCGCTAAAATGTTTTAAGTCCTGTAATCGATTTTAAGACGGTGTTGGCTTCGGGGTCGAACAAGTTGTCGATTTCGGGGCTAACGCTTGATTTTGGGCTACTACATACGCTCAAACGCTATAATGCGAACTATTTTTGAGGTGAACTTATGAACGAAAACGAAATTTTTAACGAAAACGCTGATGATTGCGACACTGTTTGTCCTGCGGGCAAATATGGGCAAAAGGGTCCTGTCGGTATCTGCTTCGACCGAACAAAGAAAAAATATAAAGCCTATGTCGACGTCTTCGGAGTCCGAATCAACCTCGGCTCCGCTTTCCCTACTTATCAGGACGCCGCTAACGCAAGGAGCAACTATCTCAATAAAATCTACGGTCCTTCCCTTGTCGGTATTGACCACCGCAATTTCGAATGCTACCCGCTCCCGAAATTCCTCCAACTCTACTTCGGTCTCTCTTCTTCCGATTCCATCCGCGTCCCCCTCGCCTGCATCAAACCCTACCTCAACCTCCCGCCCCAACAACGTAAGGTCTTCCCTAACTTCGTCGTCGATTGCGTTAAAAAAGGAACCGCTCCAGATTCCGACTTCGGGCTGGGCTATGGTATAATAACCCTCGCCGCTGCTTCCGTCATCTTCGGTCTCTATTCCTTTAACCTCGCCCGCCTCATCTTCGCCTGCCGCTATGAGGATATCATCCAACAAATGCAGGACGTCGTTGACAGCGGTCTAAACTGAAACTTCGGTGCCTGTAATCGTCATCCCGACGCTCTCGCGGTCGTCAAGATGACGGTGCGGGTGCCGTTTTTTCGTCCGTCTTTCTTTTCTCTTCCTTTATTCTTTGCAAGGTTTCTTGTTTCCTTAACATCCACTCTTTTCTTTTCCACCCTCTTCCTCTTTCCCCTTCTCCCCCTTTTCCTTATTTTTTCGCGGCTGTGGCTTTTCGTACAAATGTTTCGTAAGTCGCCAAAAAAACACCTTTCGTGTACCAGCAAGAAAAAGAAATCGTAGAAAAAGAATCCCTACAAAAGAAACAAAAGAAAAATCCTGCGTAGCAGGATAAAAAGAAAATTAAAGAAAAGTGGGTATTTTTTATGCCTCAATAGTTGACTTGTTTACCAATTTCGCCGCCTTTTTTAAGAAAACCTCCCCTCCACCCCAAAAGAACTCATTCTCTCATTAGAAGAAAAACGGCGATACGTAGTATCGCCTCAAAAAGAAGATATTCTCCCTTTCTCAAATACGATTCGTGTCCCGAATTTCCCCCTAAGGGGGGAAATTTTAAGCGGGCTAAATCCGTTCCCAAAAACCACAATCTCCGAGAATTTTTTTAACTCATAATTAAAATATAAATATATATGCTTCGCATGTATGTTGCTCTGCAACATACCTATATATTTATATTTTTATTATCTTTCGACTTTTTTACGGCGTCCGCGCGCGAAGGAGTTTTTTTTCGTTCACCTCGCTCCCAATTTTATTTATATGTTTTTTGGCAACTTTTTTTACGATTTTCCACCCTACGCCTAATGGTATGAGTATATTTATGAGTATATATATTTTAATATATATACGAAATAATATATACGAATACCTTAGGCTAATACTCCAAAAATTCTCGGAAGTTGTTGCTTTATACAAAATCGTTATATACGTAGTATATAAACCGTCTTTTTGTCAAGTACGTTTAGCACTTTTCTTCTCTTCTTTCTTTTCAGGTGTACTTCGTACACCTTTTTCTTTCTTCTGTTCTTTTGCTTCTTTTGGCGCACCTTTTCTTGTTACAGTATTTTTGTGAAACGCCCTAACCCCCTTTACAAACCCCTCCCCACTGTGTTATAATCTCGTTATGAAATCAAACTACAGAATCCCACCAGTTTCATCTAAAGACCTCTTCGCTATGCTCCGCTACTTCGGCTGTAACGCCGTCGAAATTGATTGCGATGATGAGGGAGAAAAGAAGGAAAATTTTGGAGAAAATCGCAAAGGCGATTCTCTCCGCGATTCTCTCCGCCGCCGTAAACTCTTCTACTCTATCCACGTGTTCGATTCATCCCGTCTCCCTCGCATCGCCTGCCCTCTCACTAATAACCCAAACTCTCTCATCGTCATCTCTTTCCCTGGTCCACCCTCTTTCGGCTCCCAGTCTTTTTCCTTTGAACCCGAATCGCTCCTGTCCGCTATCTCGGATTCAAAATCGAAAGCAAATAAAAACTTCTCCCTATCTGAACTCGTAAGACAACAAAGTGAACGCTTTGCCGCTATCGCACCCAACCCCTTCATCGACTTCATCCTCGATAACTTCTCTATCTCCCCCACTACCATCAACCGCCTCTATTATCATAAACGCGGCTACCTCAAACTCGTCCTCCAACCCTCTGTCACTAAATTTAATAAAAATATCATCGCCCAAAACCCTAAAAAATAATTTTTTTCACCCCACCCTATTGACACCTTCGCTTTTGTGTGCTAACATATACCCAGAATATGATATCGCTATGAGGTAATGTGTTTATGCCTTCAAGAAAAAATAACCTCCAATCCAGCGGCTCACCCGCCCCGAAAAAAAATCCGCTACCGAAAGTGTCCCTCGCCGATACCCCCCATACCCCCGACGGCTCTTCTCTCGGTCGCGTTATCTATTACGACGACTTCCTCGAACCTAATCGTAAAAACCATAAGGTCGAAGGCTTCTACTTCGACCAGGATACTTTCGAAAATATCATCGCTAATTGGGCTGACTTCGAAGATATCCCCATCATCCTTAAAACTTCAGTCGAACAACTCGATATCTTCTGCAAGGTCCTCTACGGTCAATCCTTCAGAGACGCCTTCAACCGTATGCGCGCCGTCTCCCGTATGCGTGCCCGTCAAGTTATCGATAAGCTCGCGTCCAACGGCAACGCTACCGCCGTCGCTATCGCTAAAACCCACTACGCTAAACTCCTCGACGACGACGGCTCTAAACCTATCAATATCACTATCAAAAACGACCTCAAATCCGACGACTAATAACTAAGGTTTTTCGGATTCTAACCCACTATAATCGAAATATTGCTCCACTGGCAGTAACTGAACTTATTATTTTTTTATTAAGTCTTTTATTAGCGCTAACTGGAGCCTTTTTTATGCCCTCTTTTCGGTTTTGCACCACTATACTTTTGGTTTAGTATTACTATACTTTCGCCTCGCTTTTCGGCACTCCCCCCACCTGCTTCCGCCCCTTTTTCGCTACCGCCTCTTGACTTCTATTTGCTGCTGTGTTATACTTCTCTTATCAATCTACGGAGGCGATTCCTTTTATGCTTTTAGATGCGCTTAATATGGAAATGGCGGCGTCTTCAGAGCCAGGCACCTTCTACGCGCGAATGGTGGTCAGAACGGACGAAAATCTTGTCCTGGAATACTGCAATCCAATGTATAATAAAGACTATTTAGAGATAAATGCAGGCAAGTTTGTGCTGATGTACAGACCGAGAAATGACCGCCCAAAATATCAAGGAAAACCATACGTATTAATCATGCCGGCAGGTATTACTGTGCGCAGACGATACGTAGATTGGGCAGATTTTTGTTCCGAATGCGAACACGAACCGCAGTTGAGATGGTTGAAGAAGTGGAGCAATTTGAATGAGCAGTTTTTTGCGATGGCGAAACGAAATATTGGCTTGATGTGCCCGATTCTGATACACCTTGTGGAGTATGAGCAACATTTACAAGAAGTATATCGAGAGCGGTTCGGCGAAGACCCAGGGGACAGAGCATTGCTGTGTTCGCCGTATGAGGGCGAAGCAAGTGCTATTGCCGAAGATAAGTATAATAATCAATTATATAGAAACAATATAGAAACAAAGATATCCAAATATAAAAAAGGAGACAAATAAATGACGATATTAGAAAGGATGCGCGCGCGTATACGAGGCGTAGCGGGTTCGGTATTGAAGACGAAGCGACCAGACGACGACAGGACGACGTTCATAAACGACAACGAGAAGTTGGGACGGATGAAGTTGAAAGAGTATGACGTGTGGTATGACGGAGACGGAGACGAGTTGTTGAACTTTTACACGCGAGAGAACTACATAGGGTTCAACTATGAGCCGTTTTACATGCGGAACAAGAAGAACTATTTTTGGGCGATATCGAGTACGGAAGCGCAGATAAAGCGAACGCATAGCGGACAGCCACGGAACATAGTGGACACGTTAGTGAACATAATGCCGTTTCCGTTGATATCGGCGGGCGAGGACACGAAGAAGCTGCAAGCCGTCGTGAGGGAGAGCGGATTAGAGCAAGTGTACAAAGACGAGCAGTTGCCGCTGACCCTGGTAGAAGGCTGGGGGTGCTGGAAGATAAACTGGGACAAAGACGTGAGCGACTATCCGAGCGTCGAGTACGTATCGGCAGAGAACGTCGACTTCATATACAAGGGCGGCAAGATAATAGGGATAGTATTCAAGAACTATTACACGAGCGAAAAGAAGAGATACTTGTTGTTGGAGACGAGGAGTATCGAGTGGAAACCGAACAAAGCCGCCGCCGCCGCCGAAGGAAGTGAGGGCGAAAGGGTATTAGTTATCACGAACGAGTTGTACGAATTGCCGATGAACATGGCGGCGACTGACGACGATACGCCCCTGAAGAAGGTAGATTTGAAGACGGTTCCTGCGCTGGATTCGGTAGAAGAGCGAATAGAAATCGGACCGTTTGATAAGTTGTTTGCGGAGCCGTGTGTATTGTTGGGGAACACGAGTCGTCAGTGGGGATATGGACGAAGCATATTCACAGGAAAAATAGACTTGTTCGACGATTTGGACCAGGCATTGTCGCAGTCGTCGAATGCGGTGAGGTTGTCGACGCCGATAGAATACATCGACGAAGAGTATTTGGACAGGGACAAGAACGGATTGCCGAAGAAGCCGCAAGCATATGACCGAAAGTATGTAATGATGAAAGGTCAGAAGAACGGTGACGGATTGTCGACGGGACAGCCTGTACAAGTAACGCAACCGAGTGTAGAGTTTAGCCGATACAGTGACCACGCCGAACAAATATTGTTGCAGATACTGAACGGAATATTGTCACCCGCGACATTGGGAATCGACATAGCGAAGAAAGACAATGCCGCCGCCCAGAGAGAGAAAGAAAAGGTGACGATATTCACACGAAATGCACTTATCAACGGGGAAGAGCGGATACTGCGTTCGCTTATGGAGCAGATGCTGATGGCAAAAGAGTTTATGGATACGGGTGCAGTGAGCGTACATACGTATGATATATCGGTAAAGTTTAATGAGTTTGCGGACGACAGCTTCGAGAACAAGTTGGAAGCGTTGGGTAAAGCATACGACATGGAAGAGATATCGACGGATATGTACTTGAACAAGTTGTATGGAGACACATTGAGCGAAGGAGAGCGGGCGGCGGAGAAAGAGTTTTTGGAATCGGCTCGTAAGGCGCGAACGGAAGCGTACTCGAATGCAGACGGCGGCGGGGCGAATACGCAAGGGATGATAGACAACATCTTCGATAGAAAAGAATAAGAAATGAAGGCGGCACGAAAGTGTCGTCTTTCATTTTCCGATACCGTGCTCGTATAGGGTGCGGAGGGGTACCGTGCTCATGGGGGCAGCGGCATATAGGAGGTACCGTGCTTCTTCTGCATAAAAAAAGAGAGTGTATTTTGTGATACACTCTCTAATGGCGGCAGTTGCTGCTGCTGTTAGTGGCGGGGGTGGAGTTTTTTATGTTTTACCTATTCTTTTTGGGGACTGTTTTGAGTTTATATGCGTTTTTTGTCCCGCCGCCGAAGTGACAACAACAACTGAAGCCGAGGATGGGGTCATAGTGATATAGGGGGAGGAATCGCGACAGGGGCGAGTGACGTTTCGTGGGGATGTAAAAGTGGTCCCTATCGCGATTGTATATACATTATAACACAAAAGGCGGCGGTTGTAAAGGGGGTTAGGGGGACGAAAATTTATATCTACAAAACGTCTATAAATGTATGTTTATGCAGTATTTATGTATGATTATACATTCGCCACCGTGCCCCCCCTCTGACGCGTTTCAGCCCCGTGCCGTGCTTACCTCCGTAAAAGAAAACAGCCGTCCTCGTGGACGACCGCTTTCCTTTTTAGGAGATATGCCAAATAATGAGCAATGCTTAGATGAATACGACGCGAGCCATGCACTCGTCGCGGCAGAACAAGACCTCGCCCGTTTCCGCGTCGATAATGTCGATGACGGTGGGGTCGGTTATGAGTCCGTAATAAATTGATTTTGTGTGTTCGATGTACCCGTCGCGGTTCTTGAATCTAACCAGGATGTTGTCGCTTTTTTGAGCCATAGTAGTAGCTCCTCCTTTGTATCTTTATTATACTAATATTATACCACCCAAGCCCGCCGTTGTAAAGGGGGTTAACGAAAATAGTCGGGATAAAATCGGGTATCTAATGGGGCATATTATTACCGTGCTAAGCATGTAGCAAGTTACAGGCAAGTACGATTCCGTATATCTAACCGTGCTAAATTCGGCAAAAGAAAAACGACGGCAAATAATAGTATTGCCGCCGCCGTTCTCATTTCGCGATTGTGCTTATCTCAGGCTTTCCGCGAACTCGAACCCTCTCGCGTGTCCGCAGTAGAAGATGTCCAAGAGCGATTGCCACATGTTGTACGCGTTTATAAAATCGGTCGAACTCGTTCCGATTAACGTGATTTCGGGGTTGTCGTCGGTGTCGTTCTCGTACTTGGTAATCGTGAATTTGAACGTTTCTGTGCCGTCGTCTGCCTTCTTCATTTCAAGGACGTTTCTGCGCCCTCTGTAAAGTCCGAGGTCTTTTGCTGCAATGATTTCATTTGGTGCGAACATAGTGATGTTCTCCTTTGGTTTTATTTGTACTTAAATTATACCACAATAGCAAATCGTTGTAAATGGGGTTAGCAAAAATAGCCCAAACAATTTTTATACATTTTTTATACATTATGCACCGTGCAAAATATGCACATTGCTTCGGCGCGATACCCTGACGTTACCGTGCTAAAAACATAATCGAAAAAGGCGGCGGATTTGATTCCGTCGCCCTCTCGGTTTATTTTATTCTGAGCGGGAGGAGGATTCCCTCGTTCCCAAGTACGTCCATAATGTGTAAGACGTTCGGCTTTGTGTTCCTACTACCTTCGGCGACAATTCCGAGTGCAGGCTTGCCTGCGAACGTCCTGAGCATTTTCTTGAGTGCCTTCGCGTTGTAGAGTTTCCCAGAGATTTGCAGCAGGCTATCGTCTCCTTCTACAAGCTTTATGTCGTCAACGGATACGATGTCTTTCCAGTCCGCCGCCGCTTCGTCGATAAAGTTTTTGAATGCCTTTGTGCAGTTCACAGACGCTTTCGCAATGTCGTCGTTTGTTACCGCTTCCGTATATCTCACCACACAAAATTGATTGCCAATATACTGCTTGCCGTCCTCGTCACTGATAGCATAACCGCCGAGTGCGTGGTCGATGTCTTGGCAGTATTTTGCGAAAATGCGTCTTGCTTGTTGTTGTCCTTTTGTAACGCTCATAGCATATACCTCTCTTATTTGATACTCTTATTATATCATAATAACAAATAGTTGTCAATAGGTTTTATGAAAATAAATTCGGGGTTTTTCCGAGTTATTATGTCACCGTGCTATGTCGTAGTATCCGCCCTCGTGGCTGATACTACAAAAAGCGACGGATTTTGTTCCGCCGCCTTTGATTTTAATTTTGCCACGCAATCGAAGCGAATTCGATATTGCCACTGTCTCCGATTATCTGAACGACTTTCGCGCGTTTTTTGATGTCCGCGATTTGTTCCGCGATAAGCTCGTTTACGCGTTCGAGTCCGAGTTTAGTCTCGTACTCTTCGATATATGCCTCGTACTTGTACGAGCCTCTTTCGAGGTCGGATTCTTCGCCGTATGCGATAATCGAGTTTATCATTTCCCGACAATGCAATTCGTCCAGGAGCCGAGGGTGATTTTTTCTTCCGATTCTGTCATTTTTCAGAGCTTGTATCTCTTTGTCAGTCATAATATCACCTCTACCTTTTATCTTTTGATTGTTGTGTTTCCACACTCTTCAAGTGTGCGTTCGATGATTTCTGCCAAAACGACTGAATCATATGCGTTTTCTTCGAGATACTCTTCATGGTATTCGACGATAGCATTGAGTTCGTCTTCGGTCAAGTCGTCGATACTTGCGCCGTTGAATTTTTCTTCGAGGACAGCGTTTATGTCTTCGAATTCGTAATACAATTCGACTCTACGATGGGTTCTGAATTCTTCTTCTGTCGGGATTTCTTTCGCAAGTTCTTTTGCTGTCATTTGCTTTCCGTTGATAATAATCATAGTTGTTGTTGATACTCCTTTGTTTTAGATTGTCTTAATTATACCATAATAAAAAACGCTTGTCAATAGGTTTAACAAAATTATTTCGCAAATATTTCCAGGCGGTATACCACCGTGCTAAAATGGCATAAGAAAAGAACGGCATTGCGCCGTTCTCGTTTTCTTTTATGCTCTTGCCGCAAGTCTCGGAAGTCTGCTACGGAAGTTGTTCCATACTGCTTGTGCAAGTTCTGAGTCACTCTTGCCGTAATTGTATATGTTTACATACTCGTAGCCTTTATGAGTTAGTTCCCTGATTTCTAAGTAGTCTGTACCGTCATGGTGCTTTCCGATGATTTCGAGGTGTCCGTTGTTGTCAACGATTTCAAGGTCGTCATAATCTTCAATAACTCTGAGAAAATCTTTCCAACCATCTGTCATAATCTCACCGCTTTCAAAACGTCCATTCCAACGTCCGAGATTTGCTCTGACTACAAAGTTGTTTGTGTTAAAATACTCTTTGTATTCGCGCTCAAAAACGTCCCAGTTGATATCGTCTTCTACACAAAGCTCTTCAAAGATTTCGCTGTCTGTCGGCTCTTCTCCGCTTTCTTCAAGCAAAAATTGTCTTGCCGCTTCATAACGTTCGGAATCAAATTCGTTGCTGTAAAGTGTGACTTTTTTGTTCTTTTTCATAATGGTGTCTCCTTTCGTTACGAGGTTTTCTCAACCTCTTTACATTTATGATTATATCACAATAGCAAACACTTGTCAATAGGTTTTTATAAAATTTCTCAAAAAGTTTCAGGTTTTTTATCTGCCGCTGCCAGATGATATGCCACCGTGCTATGAGCAGAAAAGAAAACGGCGGGAATTTTTATCCCGCCGCCGCCGTTCTTAAAATATTGCGCCTGTCGCAAGCTTGTATGCGAGGTCTTCGATTTCAGTCTCGGTATCGCCTACGCCCACAAAAGCATTAAAGCATTTTAGGGCTTTTGGTTGGTTGTGTCCGAACCTCTCTATCCATTCGCCTGTCTTAGGTGAATAGCGGGTGACTGTTGCGTTTCCTGTTTCTATGTCGATTTCGTATCTGACATTGACTTTTGTTTGTTCATCATAGCTTACGTTGATAATCATTGTTTTATGCCTCCTCAATGTTTCCTGTTGCTGCGATTGCCCAGCCTATGCCTCTAAACATAAGGTCTAAGTTGAGGCGGGGCTTGTTAATGTTCTTGCGCACCCATTCGTACCATACCGATTTCGGGGTCTCTGTGTGCATTCTGTAAAGTTTCGAGTCAAAGAATTCGTCAAGGTCTTTGAGATTGCGTTTAAGCTCTCCTATCTTGCGCCCGTTACGATTTGCCTTTTTAAGCTCTTTTGCGAGGTCATACGAAAAGTTGTAAAGGTCTTTGACGGACTGCATTAGGATTGCGCCGTAAAGCGTTTCAGCCGCTTTGTCGTCTACGATATAGCTGCCAAAGCTTTGGTCGTCTTGTTCGATTGCTTGTGTAGTGATGTCTCTCATGGTTTTATCTCCTTCCGATTTCAGGACTCGTTCGTTCCCTTATCTTCCCTTACATTGTAATACCATACAAAATATTTGTCAACTACTTTTTTATTGTTTTTTTGATTTTTTTTGATTTTTTTATTTTTACCCCTGTTCGGGGGTAAAAGTTGCCGCTCACGATTTTCACACCGTGCTACCCAGGGGCAGAGAAAAAGCGGGGGCTTTATGCCTCCGCTTCGTCTTCGTCGTTTTCTTCGTTGTACTCGTCAAGCACTTCTCTAATTTCGTGAATGCCAAAATCTTCGTCATTCTCTACACACCATACGGCTATCTCGCTCTCGCAAAGGTAAGGGAAGTCGCTTGCATAATCGCTTGAACGCAAATTCCCATAACCGTCGAACCAAAAATAGTTATGATTCGGATTGAACTCGCCATAGAATATTCGGCAAGACAATTCCGACGGCGTAAGCGAACTCATAATGTCGTCAAAATCATCCATAGGATAGATGTAGTTGTCCCAATTGGCTTCATCTTGATAACGGTTATTAATATCGAACAAATCGTCGTCGTCGCTGTTCTTGATGATTGTGATGATGTTGTTAATTGCTTGTTCTTGTGTCATAATGGTATCTCCTTTGCTGCGAGGCTGTTTCTCAACCTCTTTACACTTAGGATTATACCACCATTGTAAATCGTTGTCAATAGGTTTTATAAAGTTTTCAAAAAAGTTTTAGGTTTTTTGCAGATTTGTTCCGAAGCCGCCAAACGCGATTTAAGCACGGTTGAGGGTTAATCCGATAACTTATTCGACTTCGAGGTCAAAACGTTCTCGTTGCCGCTTACATTCGGTTTCCGAGTATGTCCCAAGTATCGCCAAAAACTCTTTTGCATGGTCACGCATGATTTCGTGAACTCTTTCCCTGTATGCCTTGTTGAGAGTAGCCATGTCGTTG